CTAACCAATCCGGTAACTTAGCCGCTCTCATAGCAGGAACGTCGCGAGACGCAATAGCTTGAGATAGACATTTACCGACAAAAGGTATATTTGCTGAGGAACGTAGGTCACTAACCAGCGTTGCGAACATTTCCATCATCAACGCATCTTTTTGTGTTTTGTCACAAATCTTCATATTGGATACTCCAGATATGGGATTAAAATTAAACCGAGGCTAAAGGCTCAGAATCAACATTGCCAGTACTCCAAAATGTTCGTAAGGAGTACGCAGCGTTGCCAGTAATGAGTTTAGCAGCAGATTTGCGTAAGTCTTCAAAGTCAACATCCGGTAGATCAGGATGAACTTCGAATTCTACACGCGCAAGATTGATCGTCTGAACACCAGACACTGCGTCTGTTGAAACAAATCGAAGGTTAGCAGACCGTTTGGTCTTAACCACAGATGTGTCAGAATTGACCACACCAGTACGTGTTCGTAAGGACATCTTAAGATTCTCATCAAAAGCGTCTCCAGTCGTATCCACAAGATCAGCACCATTAGCAGCCGGTTGCCCGTCTGTAACAAGAATATGATCTTCTGGAACTGTAGATTCCCAACTAACGTTAACTTTCATAATAAATCCTAGTAAAAGTTTGTAAACCGTGAAAGACACATCAAAGAAAGGATAAATTCCTGGCTTTGAGAAGGACATTTACGTCCTAGGCTTAAATTTTCCAGCAAATGCTGATGCTAGAAGAGATAGAACACTCATACTCTTACCAACAGAGTTTAAGCCCCAACCAAACGTTAAGATGCCTGGTCGAGTAACATTAGTGGTCCGATCAGTGCTCTCAGCTGTGAGAACCATAGTCATTGGACCCCTACATGTGTAATAAGAGCTAGGTATACTTGTAATAGTAAAGGTCTGATCCCTGCGAGATTTTGCAGTGATAGTACCATATAACACCGTCCCTGGTATGGGGCGCGACTCTTTTAACAGAGCCGAGATGTGTACAAACCAATCAACCAGAAAAGAGAGTCCTAAAAGCTGGAATCCCTCTGTGGCGAACTGATTTAATAACGTCAGTGGACTAAAACGAGTAAAATCTAACTTACCATGTTCAACGTATTGAACCATCATGCTACCCCGCGCGGTTAAGACTTGTTCGTCTTTCCATTCGATGTAGCCGTTGAAAATACCAGACGAGTATGCGACTGGAAGCCGCCTACTAGACTTGTACACGCGCCTGACAACGTTGAGCTCATTATTCAGCTCAGCGATCTTCTCCATAATACTGTTGGTCATACCAACCAGAGGAACCATCCCGAAGGTAAACTCGAGATGTGCAGACGCTGCAGATTCAGCAAATTCGGCAAGACTAATGTGTCCTGCCTGCTTCTTCTGGGTCAAGGCATTCAAAGCCCTTTTTAAATTTTTACCAAGAGTGCGAGCGCCTTTCAAAGGCGATTTTAGACTTTCCAAAGTCTCACGCATTTCACCAAACCAATGATAGCTTGGAACATAAGGTTCGGAAGCTTTTTGATAAAGCTCTGAACTTACAGCAGCGATTAACCTGCTGTTGTCATGGTAAGGAAGATTGTTAGTCCAGCGACCAGTTGTAAAAAACTTGGCGCCAGCGCATCTCCCAGAATAGATATATTTCCAGCCTGGAGTTAACGAGGCGTAAATATACCCATTCCCTGTGTAGTTATAGGAAAGTTTGTATGCTCCAAAATTATGGACATACCTATAGCTAGGAAGCTTTTTTGGCCCCCTGTAACTAGTAACCCACCCAAACTCGCCAACAACACCAGATGTTTCAATAATATCGGTCCCTTGAGATACATCGTTTTCGATGTACTCTCGCCAAACCAAATTACTGGTCCTGGTATCATACCAGTTGGTGATGTAGCTATCACTCATTTTAAAACCCCGAAAGTGATTTTGGACTCACATTATCCAAAAGGAAAAGACGTGAGATCCGAAGGAAAATAGATACCAAAGAGCATAAGAGCGCAAACTGCAAAAGCGGCAAAGTAGCCGGCAGTCGTGAGGAGTTGTCTAAGTGTGAAATTCATACTAAGAACTGATTCCTTTGGCCTTTGAACTTTAGCGTTTATCTGAGAAACAAGCTGTTTTATTTTAGCTATTTCTGACAGACTTTCTAGTTCAACCTTTTCTTGTGTCATGGATTCTCCAAACACAAGGCTGCTCGAGATACAGCACGTACAAAAGTAGTACGCCTCCATCTTATAATACAAACCCTGTGCGGGCAGGAAGCAGAATGCTTCGTCTTATAGGGAGTACACGTAGTCCGAAGACCACCATTTGGCTCGCCAAATGCGCTAGACAAAAGTCTAGGAAAACCC